TTGCACAATTATAATCCATTATTCTCTGCTATCATTATAACATATGCATAAATCATATTATACAAAATAGGTATTTTGTATAATTAGAATATATATACCGCTAATATCACAGATGGTGAACAGCCACATACCATACTATCATAAACTGTGAACAGCAAAGGGGATTTTTGTGAGCCGAATAGATGAGATATGAATGATGTTATAATTATGCGTATATTATGTATATTATAAATTGGATATTTATTGGATATATTGATAGTAATTAGTAATTGACATTTGACTTTACCGAAATCGGATAAGTCAATTAATACTGATATATACTGCTATATGACTATTGACTATAGAAAACTAGAACAAAGTTTCGATTTTAAAAATCAATAATCATTATCAATTTAGTTTACATAATATCATCTTACATCTAACTGTAAAGTATTATACCTTTACATACCGCATAAAAAAAGAATACTACCTGCATAATGTCACTCTCATATCATACAAGTAATATCCTATTCAGTCAATATCTCAAGATATTTTTATAATGTTTCACAGAAATTGTTTCACAAGATACATAACATTGCCTACAAGCCATCACAAGGCATTATAATTCTAGACGTTAAACCTAACTACAATATCATGAAACACGCTCTAACAAGCCCACAGACAATTATGCCTTATTCTTATCACCCTGATTTAAGGTAATGGTTTTATCCTCGTTGTTGTCCTGAATTGGGACTTCATCTTTATCCTGTAGTCGTTGCATCTCCAATGCTGTATTGGTAGTATATGGACTAAGGTCAATAACTGTTTGCTTAGAAATAGCACCCATATCATATTGTACTTTCAACTCATTCATCATGGACTGTGTATCAACTGGACGATTGTAATTAAATGTGACATCTACTTCATCAAAATCATCATCTGTAAATGTCTTGCCTTGTAATGCCAGTAATTTCCTAAAATATTCAAAGCGCAAGAAGAATCCATCTTTCAGCACCTTAGTCATTTGCTTTGCTCTGTTATCGCTCTGACTAAATAGTAATTTCAAACTGATTTCAGATACATTGGCGATATTGCTTTGTCCTACTACTGCACTCGGCACACAAGCGATTGTGTAAAGTTGTTGGATAAGATTGTCCAATTCCAATTTGATACTGTTATAGTCCAGTGTAGCACTAGCATATTTAAAGCCGCCTCCTGCTTCAAAGACGAGCATTTCGCCACACATATCCTTACTTACACTTGCATCTGTAGCACGTCCAGCACAAACACCAAGAGGATTCATTGACAGAGTAGTAATAGCATCATCTAACTTTGACAAAAGATTTTCAATCTTATCCATGATAGGGATAAGGTCATTCATCGGACTATCACCAAAGAAATTATATGCTGTCTTATCCAATGACGCATAATGGATTGGCAATCCTGTAAGGTTTGGTTTTTCAGAAACCATTACATTATCTTTCCAAATTTGCACTTTATCAGGATAATATACATAATAATGTGCTGTACCTGTATCAGCATCTTTCCAGTATTCGACAAAAGCAATATAATTCTCTGCATCATCATAAACTGGATAAGCACTTTCGTTAGGAATAATATGACATTTCACTACATTATTATCCATATAATCATACTCAAATGCATTGCCATACTTCGCCAAATCCTGTGCAATCTGATAATCGACTGTATTGTAACGCCCCTTTTTGTAAATCCTATTGAACTCTTTTACAATGTTCTGTTCACCTGTGATTGAAATAGGATTGCCCAATATGTAGGAAGCATGGAAATTCTCGATAATCTTTAGTGTTTGCAATACAATCTTTGCAGTTGTATAGGTTTCCCCTTTAAATTTAAAATCAGGACGTCTTAAAACTTTATGAATTCTCAGAAAATACTGCTTTATGTCTAACACGTTGCTAATACGCTGTTGGTGTTCTCTCTCAAAAGGAACATCTTCAAACCAATACGGCTTAGTCATATCTATCATTTATATATCACACTCCTTAGTTAGTGGTAATTTATGCCGCACTTGATTCCCTGTAAGCCCATTCCTGCCGCCATACATAAATCATCATGCGAACCTATAATTGCACCCATCTTGCCATCGTTTGTAAATTCAAATACTTTCATTTCCCGCAATAAATCTTTGCTCTTAATAATCATCTGCTTTGTTTCAAACATTTCCACAAAGTCATTTACAAGCATTGGTTTTGTTTTTGTATTTGTCTGCCATCCCACCTTTGGCAGCATACATTGACTGCGTGCATCATACTCCATGTAAGAATACATATTTCTGTAGTGATATTCGTTGTAAAGTTTGTCTACCACTGTATGTCCTGCTGACATCTTCTCTACAACTAAGTTTGCATTACCATAGAAAATACCAGTATCATTGATTAATTCTGCATAAGCATAAGGTTTAATGGTATTGCTCTTGAATTCTGCACATTGTTCTGCATTCTCATTGAATACTTCAAATGCACTGTAATCCTTGCCCACACCCTCAGAAGTATCACAGCCAATATAAAACTTAACTCCCCTTTGTGGCAGATTCCAAATAGTCAGTCCATTGTTTAACCACCTTTTAAGAGAAACAGGGAAGTTTTTAGGCAACATATCTTTTGTGACAGGTTTGAATTTTTCAATTCCAACTAAATTTTCGTGAATTAATTGAGGGTCAAATATATTATTACCTGTGCTAATAAACGCTTCCAAAGGTTCGGATGGAAATTCCTGCTTAAATGCTTTTTCAGATGTGTTGGCAATCTTCATTCGCCGCCACACAATCTGTTGAAGTGAAGCACCTTTAGTCATTAGTAATTTCTCTTCCGATGTTAATTGTTTATCCGTTGGTAAAGAACCATGCAACTGAATGTATCTGTCGCTAAATTCCTCATATTCTTCCTCGAACATAAGTTTATCATCAATCCAACTAAAGAAGAATGGTTTATACATACTCTCTCCACGCTCTGCCTTACCCCATATTTCCTGATAATAGTTCATACCATTAGCAGTAGATTCCAGCAGAATAACGCCGTGTGGAGTTAATGCCTGTTCTATTGCAATTAGTTGTTGCTGAATTGTATCTTTACAAAACGCCACTTCTGATATATGTGCAAAATTTATTGTTGCACCACGGCATACATCTTTATTGCCACAGGTAGTACAGACAATATGACTGCCATTAGTAAAACTCAATTCCTTTTTATTGTTATTGAAAATTGGAATCTTAAATGGCTCTGCCATATTGTTGTAAAGTTGCTTTAATTTATTAAAGATTTCAGTAGCAGATTGGATTGAATAACTCATAAGCAAGCAGGTGCTATTTGCCTGTGTAGTTGCGATATAGATACTCTGCGCCACTGCCAAAGTTGAAATACCTAACTGTCTACTTTTCAGTACAACATTATATTTAGTTTCATGTTGTAGTAGATATTTCTGCTCAGGGTTAAGTTTGAATTTCTGCAATTCGCCATCTTTATTCACCACTTTCATTAGATTTTGGATAAATAAAAGTGGACTATTCCATAACTTTTTTAATTTCTCTTGTGTTGTCATAATTCACCCCCTATTTTATTAACACTTTGAGAGAATCCAAAATTGGATTCTGATAATTTAGGACAGTCCAAAGTTGGACTCACCGATAATTTAGCACAACGCAATTTTGCGTTCTTAACTTGGTGCAGATTTCTGCACAATGTTTAAATCACTTCTTGTTCCTTGTTTTTCTTTTGCTTTCTCCTCATACAAGTTTAGCGAATTCATCAGTAGTATGTATTGGATTAATCGGCTTATCCGATTTCGGCAACTCCGATTCTATTTAATATTAGCAATAAATAAGGCGGTATTATTTAAGGGTAGTAATTATACTTACCCCCTTTAATACCGTCTAATTTACTTCTAAAACAAAGTAATTAATCCTCTGTATCATCCTCTAAATCTTTATCACTTAACCCCTGTGCAATTTCCAAAATACCATTCTTTTTATCATCTTCAAAGAATTGATTAGAGAAGTCAACAAATGCCTTAAATGCGTTAGTGTCGCTCTTTGCTTTGTCAAAATAAATATTATATAGTTCAATCATTTTCTTTTGATGTTCACGCTTCAACAACCACTTCACAGCGGTTTGTACATTTTCTTCCATTAACCAGTTTTCCGCTGTCTTTTCCACAACACCTTTTGTATAGCACTTATAATTGCTTTTTAAATCATCAAATGTCTTAAACTGTTGAGGCAATAACTGCGGTGCATACTTCCAGAGTATGTAATATACTTTGGTATCTGTCTTTACCATATTTTTAAGATGGATAAGAATAGATTCCTCTTGTGAAGTCGATTTACCCGCAGCAAATCCATCCTTACCAGTAATAGTTTTTTTACTTCTTGCCATTATCACACCTCGCTTTGAATTTGATCCATTACAGGTATAATATCATCTACTGTCTTAATTCTCGCCGGTTTATCATACTTCGCATTTATCCTATCCATAGCGGCAATTATATCATCCAACGTCTTAATATTTGTATGAGTTGCTTTCTGATTCTCTGCATAAACCTTCTGATTCTCTACAATAACATTATTTAATTCTTTATTCATAATAAATACTTCCTTTCATAATTTGAATTTCAATTTTACTGGACTATATAATATTGATTATTATTTGTCAGAGTGCCCTTGACCTTGACCTTATGTTCTTGACCTTTACAACACATTATCCAAATAATCATACTCTGGTTTAAAATCATCAACTGTTTTAATTCCAAGAGTGACCTGCTCCATCTGGGCTTTAGTCAATTTAGATTCATCCCAATCTTCAATTTGCTTCTTAATCTGCAATGGCTCATAATCATGTTCATCGCTGATAAGCATATCACGACACAATCTAATACAATCATTACTGATATGCTCAGGATTATATTTGTATACATTTATATAGTTGCCATCCTGCTTAAAATATTTAACCTTTTTGTTCAACAAAGTTTGGATTGTGCGTGTGGCAAATCTATACTGCGTCTTACAAAATTGTGTTTCGCTAAAATGCTTCTGTGGCTTATCCACTGTCTTAACAGATAGATATATAACCTGATATACATTTACAATATCAGTGCAGTGCAGAAGATTATTTACACCCTCAACGAATTGTTTATTGAATTTTTGTATTGTGCTACGATTATTATATATCTTCCACTTATCCTTGGGTTCTTCAACACCAAATGTAAATTCCACATCTGCTTTAATTTTGTCAATCTTTGCTTTTGGTTTATCAGCTTTGATATCTTCAAACTTAAAATATTTACCAGCACAATGAATTAGTCGATAGTTGGTACAATATTTTGTACCATCTCTGGCAGTGATTTTATTAATAATTCGACTCAATCTTTGCTTATATGACTTCATAATTTTGTTGTAGAAATCAGTGATAAAATCCTTTTCTTCTTTGCCAAGATTATCTATATCAGGATTTTTAACACGTCCATAGATAACATCTGCAATACGATTATCAATTAATTCCATCTGTTTAATTAGATTATTTTTTGAGTCATATATTACGCCATGTTTATATAAATCCGATTCAATGTGATACTCAATATAATCGCTAATCGCATTAGTATTATTACCACCATTATTACTGCGATTATCTATTTTAGGTTTTGGCATATCATATATTTCAGTAATAATAATTTCATTTGTAATTTTACCACGACTCATCTTACCAGTTTTATCATATGTAAGATAACGCTTTAATTCTCTTAATTGTAATTGTTTTTGTTTATTACCATCATATTTTTCAAAGCCAACTTTAATAAGTAGTTTCTTTTCAGTTGTAAATTTATCTCCTACTTTAATTCTATCAAGATTCATTTTATTTTTCCTTTCATTTTATATTCGCATTTTGATTCTTTTGGGCGAAAATGCAATCTTCTTTTGATTAGTTGAACTTAGTCCTGTCAAGGACTTAGTGAAACTTATTAAAAAAGTTGCATAGCAAAAGAATACTATCAATATCCACTTGTTATAAACAATGGGAGTAATCAGTTTCGGAAACAATCACATGAACTTTCTTTTCCTACGTCAAAGAGAGTCCATGTGTGTTTCCTTTTTGCAAAAGTAAACAACTTAAATAATTTTTAATTTGCAATGAAGATGTAAAAAGTGGAACTAATCAATTTCATAAATAGTAGTTATATACTCTCTAACTTGAATGGTTCCACTTTTTACATATCTTAATTATATCATATCAATGCTTTACTTGCAAGCACCATTTGTGGAATATTGGTGTTGTAGCATCAAATCCAAACGCCCAAA